CCCGTGAAGCGGCGCGCCATCAGGAAATAAATGGCATCGATGCCGTACTCTTCCCACACGACATGCACGCGCTGCCCGGGCTTCCACAGCACGCCGTTCGAGGTTCGGTGTCCCTTGACGCTGGCCTTCAACGTGTGCGCGGCGAGCGCCGAATCAGAGATGATCTTCTTCGCCCTGGCTTCAGCGGCCGCAAGATTCGGCGCGTCGTGATCGACGTACACCTTTGGCCGATACACCGTGACACCCTGATCTTTCATCGTGGCCTTGATCGCGTGCTTGCCGGCCGCCGCGCGCGTACCGTGCGCCTGGCCCAGCACCGTGACTTCCGAATACCGCTCGGCAATCGAATCGTCTTCGTCGAACCACTCGACGTTGTTGCCCTTGCCATCCTCGCGCAGGATGAGGCTGGCCACCGGCGGCGCATTGTAGTCGGGGCCGCCGATCACAAGCGTGCCATCCGGTTCGAACCACGGCCACAAGCCTTCGCCCTCGGCAGCGTGGACCAGCGCGTCCCACGCGGTGTCGCCCGGGTCGACGCTGATCTTGTCCCACGTCGACTGGGCCTGTACGGTGTCGATGCGGACGTTCTTGATGCCGAGCGGTTTGACGATGTTTGCGACGACGTCGGCGAGCGTCACCTGCTTCGCGGTGAAGATTGGGGCCGAACAGTCGCGCAGGATCGCGGCATAGTCACGGCCGCTGATCGACAGTGTCTTCTCGGTCTTGCTGGTGCGGCGTCGCACGTTGTCGACGTAGCCGACAAGCACGGTATCGTCGCCGACCTTCACCTGGACGAGTGCGCCAGATTTGACCGTGTCGGGCATCTTGCCGGCCGGGCGCGTGAGCCGCACGTCCCACGCATCGGCCGGCGTCAACAGATCGGAATCGATCGAGTACGACGACCAGACGCTATGTGCCTTGCCGCCGATCAGCAGCGTCACGTCGTTATTGGGCGAAGCCACTGACAGTGTCTCCTCGCTGGATGAAGTTCGGATTGCGGATTTGCGGATTCAGTCGCAGCAGCTCGGACGAGCGCAGGTAGTTGCCGTACCAGAGATGTGCGAGCAACGTCATGTTCGATGGTGCGTCGACGGTACGCGAGATGATCGGCGGCAGGACGTCGATCACCTTGATCGCCAGCTCCTGCACCGTCAGCGCCGTCTCTTTTAACGGCTCGATAACGGGCCGCGCCTGCTCGACCGGCACGGCCGCACGGACCGCGTCGATTGCGGTCTGTATCAGCTCGCGCGTGTCGTTCGCGATCTGCTCGACCTGGTCCGGTGTGAGTGTCGGTTCGTCGGCCTCGTTCGCGAGAACGTCGGACGCGACGCTCGCGGTAACTGTTGCGACGACGACGGCCGTCACGGCCGTGACGAGCTGCACGTCGGATGCGTCGGCCGCGACCGTACCGGGGCGCGGTGGTGCATACGGCGCGGCCGGATCGGTCGAGCCGCTCGGCGCGACCGTTGTCGCCTGCGTACCAGGAATCACAAGCGGCTGGCCAGCAGCAGACGCAGCGGGTAGCTTCACGACCGTTTTCATCTGGTCGCGCATGTCGTTCCAATCGGACATAACGAGGCCCGGATCGAACGAACGGAAGTCCGCAATGCCGCTGACCAGGCCGATCAGGTCGGATGCAAACGCGCCGGGCCACGACAGATAGTCGACGCTCGCACGGCGGAAGCCGACGACCAGCGCCTTGATCGGGCCGAGCGTCTCGCTCAACACGTCGCGCAGGGCATTGAGGCGACGCAGGCCGGCCTTCATTGTCTTGAGCAAGCCGACGGCACGCTCGAACATGCTGACGCCCGCGTCCTGAGCGGTGGTCGCGAGCTGCGCTGCGGCGTCGGCGGTCTGGGTTGGCTGCTGTTCGACAAAGAACGGATTCGCGGGCGTCGAGCGCTTGAATCGCATCTCGATCACGCAGGCGTCGACGTTGTCGGAATCGTGTGACACGTGTGCGCCGATGAGCTGCATGCTCGGCATCGAGCCGAACACCGGATGAATCAGTTCGCCCGGCCCCTTGACCGCGAGCGCGGCGAGCAGCGCCTTCATCCGCACTTCATAGTCGTCGCCGAAGAAGATCGCCGTGAGGCTCGTCGTGTGCGCCTTCAGGCCGAGGTCTTCGACATCCTCGCCATCGACGTGCGGGACCGCATATTCCGCCGTGTCGCGGTCGATCGTATCGTCGGTGCGTTGCGCGTCGAACGGTACACCGCGAAACGATGCGTCGAACAGTGTGTCTTTCCACGCCATATCAGTTCCTCAGTGCGTTCTTCTGGCTGGCCGTCGACACGAAGTCGTACAGGTGTTGGCCGTCGAGATTGATCGTGAAGTGGCCTTCGACTACGGGCGGCTTCTCGTCTTTCTTCTGCGCGAAGATCGCGTCGCCGATCATCTTGCCGATGCGCTCGCCGAAGTCGTGGCCGAAGTAGCCCGCGATCGCACCGCCGATCGCGCCCACGGCAGTGCCGGCGATCGGCACCACCGAACCGGCCGCAGCACCTGCGGCCGCGCCCAATGCCATGCCGCCCAGACCACCGACGACGCCGCCCGCGACACCGACGTAACCGGCCTTCTTCTGGTCCGGTGTCATCGAGTCGTTGTTCGCGATGGAGTACGCCTCGATGCCGCCCATGACCGCTTGTAACGGGGCACCGAAGCGGCCCACCAATCGTGCGCCGGCCGCGAAGCGCGAACCGAAGGTCGCGGCCTGGGCGGCGGTGGTGCCGAGCGCTCCGGCCGATGCGGCGGCTGCGGCATCAGCGGCCGCAACTCCGGCAACCGGCGCCGCACCGAACCCGCCGCGCAGGATGCTGATGGACGCCGCGACACCGAGCGCGGCCGACAGGGTCTTCAGGCCGAGCGTCGTGCCTTCGATCGCGGCGGTCAGCTCGGGATACTTGCGCGCGTAGTCGGTGAGGTTCGTCGCCACGTTGCCGAGCTTCTCGTCGAAGCCTTCCAGCGCCTTCTGGCGCGCAATCTGGCGCTCGTTTTCGAGCTGATCGGCCTTGAACGAGGCGGTGCCGGCGATCGTCTCGAAGTTGCTGTCGACCGCCATCTTCGGGTCGAACACCTGAGACTCGACCTGCTTCCGGTAGTCTTTTTGACCCATATACGCGACTGCCGCACCGAGCGCCTGGCGATCGTGGATGATCTTGCCGATCGACGTACCTTCGAGCAGTTGGACCTGGCTCTCTATGATCTCTTTGCGCTGGCTCTCAGGCGCGGTCGCGAGCTTGGTCTTCAGGCTCTGATAGCGCTTGTCGCGCGACATCACGTTTTCGAGAATGCCGACGAACGCGTCCAGTGCGTTCACACCTTTCGCACGCGACGCGGCGAGACTGCCGGTCAGGTCGATGCCGAGCTTCTTCGCCTTGATCTGCGTGTCCTGGGAATTCAGCTTCTCGAGCAGGTTGACCAGGTTGTTGCCGGCCTCATCCTTCGTGCCGGCCGTGATTACCGATGCCTGGTTCGCGACGACGAGCTTGCCAAAGTCCTGCAAGCCCGACATGCCGGAAAGCTTCGCCATCGCCATCTGCTGCGGGAGCCACTTCGACATGTCGCGCAGTTCGAAGCCGCCGGCCTGGCCACCCTTGAGCGCCATGTCGAGCGCGCGCGGAATGTCCGCTTCCTTGATGCCGAAGTTCTGCATCGCACGAATGGCGATGTTGCCGAGTTCGTTCGGGTCTGCACCGGTGGCGGTCGCGAACTTCAGCAGGTTCGGGAGCATTTTCATCGCGGTCTTGTCACTGACCGCGCCGGAGGCGAGCAGGTTGTCGAGCGTGTCGGCCGCCTGTTCGCGTGATCCGCCACCGGAGCGCACGGCCGATACGATCGCATCGTTCAGTTCACCCATACCTCGACGCCGGCCGGCGACATCGCGATCGGAGAATGCCGTGTTCGCCATCATGGCGAGACGCCGGTCATAGGCCATCGTTTCACGAACGGCAGGGGCGGCCACCATCACGCCGGCAGCAGCACCGGCCACGACGCCGCCTGCGCGCCACATCGCGCCGACCGCTCGGCCGCCGCGCGCGAGCCGGCCTTCCGCCTGCTCGGTGCCGCGCAGCTCGCGGTTCAGCTCGGCCACGCGGGTACGCAACGCCGCGAACGCGCGCGCCTGTTCGGCGGTCGACGTAAAGCCCGCGCGCTGGAGACGGTTGTATGCTGCGACGGTCTGGGAGATTTCCCGACGAATGGCCTGTTCGGAGCGCACGTCGAGCTGCTCGCGGGCCGCCGCCAGGCGTTGCGAGCTCGTAAGGATGTTCCGGTTCGCCTGGGTGTAGGCCGCCTCGGTCTGATGCACATTGCGCTGGACCGCTTGCTCTGCGCGAGCGGATTGCGACATGCGCAGGTCGTACAGCATGCGACTGGTCGCCACGCTCACGCGCGACGCGTCGACATACGTCTGCGCGGTCTGACGCACCGAGCGCTGTACGTTGCGCTCGCTCTGTTGTGCGGGCGTCGACACCTGGTCGCGCATCCGCACGGTCAATCCAACTTCGAGATCCCGGGACGACATTATTTTCGCTTACCTTTCCGAGGTTTGCGCCTCAAACTCTTCACGGTGCGCGTCGTGAAGCCGGGCACCCTCTGCCGAGGATTCTTGCCGCGAATCGTGGCGATCGCGGCAAGGTATCCCTCAAGCTCCGGCTCGGTCAGACTCAGGAACCGTTCTTCGCTGACGCCGTATTCTGCGAGGACGAGTCCGGCGAGCCGGTAGTTTCGGCGGCCGGCTTCGGCCGCTTCCGCTTTTTTTTAAGCTCGTCCTGCGCCTTCATCATCACGTCGTAGTCGCTGTCGACCGCCGTCGCGAGCAGCTCGTCGGTGATCGCTTCCTTCGGGATCGTGCCGAGCGAAACGAGACAGCGCGCGAGCATCGCGACGTTCACGCGCATGTTCGACACACCGCCGCCGATGATTTCCGGCTGTTCATAGACTTCGATGTTCTCGCCGATCGTACCGAGACGAACCTCGAAGTCGTAGTGCAGCTCGCCGCTGCCCGGCGGATATTCGACGCCGTATTCCAGCGAACCTTTTTCGGTGTTGATGCTCATTCATTCACCCGTCGAGTCGAGAAGATGGTGAGGTCGCGGCGCGCCTCGTTTTCCACGCTGTACTGGTCGCCCATGTCGAGCGTGACGCAGTCGTAATAGCTCACGCGCTGGCCACTCGGCGACACGGGGAACTGGGTCAGCTTGCCGCCTTCCATGTTCCACCAGTCGATTTCGTCGCCCCCGAGCGGAATCACGACCGTCACCTTCAGCTCGTGTTCCTCGACGCCACGCGCGAAGCCCTTGACGCGCCCCGTCCGGTTCATCGTCTTGACCGGCTTTTTGCCAGTCTTCGACGTCACCGAGAAGGTCACGACCTCGGCCTCCTGGCCGTCGACTTCGAGCACGATCGCGCCAACGTATTCTTCCAATGCCATGACTGGCTCCTATAGTGTTGCGAAGGGTGTTACAGGATCAGGTCGATCCGGCCGGCGAACACGTGCAGCCCGTTCACGACGTCGCACGGAATTGCCGCATCGAGCTGGTTGACGTCCTGCAAGTCACGTTCGACGATGAGGTTGTTCTTGTTCGCCTCGACGTTCTCGACGATTTCCAGCTCTTCGCACTTGTACGCGACGTCGAGCAGCTCGCTACGCACCTTCGGCGGCGTCTTCTCCGACAGCTTCTCGCGCGGGAAGCGCAGCGCAATGCGTTGCTGACACGCCTTGCGGAAGTAGTCGAGCGAACGGATCGTCGTGATGTCGAGCAGCGCCGGATCGTCGATGCCCTGCGCATCCTTCGTGTATGTCGTGATCGACCGCACGATCTGCACGACGTTGCCCGGGCCGATCTCGAAGGGCGTCACACCGTTGTGCAGCGCCTTCTCCTGCTCGGTGCGTCCCGGCTGCGACGGGATCGGCGTCACGTCGAGGCCGGTCAGCGCGAGCGTGTTCAGCGGCCGCGCCGGGTCCGTCTCGCTGGAAATGACGGCGGCGTAGGCGGCGGCGATCTCGGCCGACAGGCACACCGAACCCGGATGCCAGCCGATCGTGATCCGGCCCGCGTCGAGGTCACCGGCCAGCGTGGTCGCAGTCGCAAGGGTCGCAGGCGTGCCGGCGACACCGACAGCCGGACGTTGTTCGAGCGCGCCTGAAATGCTGTCCAGATGCGTACGCAACTTCGTCAGCGAATCCGTCGTCGGCCAGCACGTCGCATACAGGTTGTACTTCGCGCCGTACACGGCCGCGAGCGCCGGGGAAATATCCGGATCGTTCAGCCCGCCCGCGAGCGCCGTAACCGTCGCCTTCACGCCGGCCGCCTGGTTGAGCTGCGACAGGACGATGTCGTTGCCGAATGCGCCCTTGTTCTTCATCGTCAGCGTCACCTTGCCGTTGACGGAGTCGGCCGTGACCGGCAACGCGGTCTTCTGCGCGATCTGATCCTTGAGGCGTGTGGCGATCGTCGTTTCCGTATCGTCCGCGTAGACGGCGATGTCGACACGCGTGTTGCCGATAAACAGCGCGAACGCACCGTCGGCCGTGGCCGGTCCCGTGAATTCGACCGTGCCCTTGGCCGGCTGGCCAGCCTGCGCGTCGTCGACCGCGATAACTGTCAGGCTCACATACTTGTACGCCTTGATCGCAGCGACGGCCGCGATGTGCGCGAGCGATCCTGCGCCGAAGTACAGCGCCGCCTGGTCGCCTGAGAACACGTCGACCGGCTTCAGTGCCGGGACAGTGCCGTCAGCGGTACGCTGGCCGACGATGAGCACGGTCTGGTCGTTCGCCGGCAGCGTGCGCACGGCGAGCTTCGTGTTGTATTCGAAATACTTGCCCGGCTTGCGGATACCCGACGGGATCGTGTCGAACGAGATGTTTTTGCTTGCCATCGGTTAGGCTCCTTTCGCGGCCTTTTTGGCACCCGAATCGACTGCGGGACTCGGTGCGACGTCGGCGCTCGACTCCGCGGCCGGCCGGTTTTCTTCGATCAGATCGCCCTCGGCGACGCGACGGTGGTAATACGCGGTGTCCGGTACATCGACGGCTTCAGCGTCCGTGATGTACTGGCGCGAGGCGTGTTCCTTCGGGACACGCAGCCCGGATCGGGCTTTCACTTTCATGGTTGCTCCTTCATCTCAATGCGATCGACAGCATCGGCCGGCCGATCGGTGCCGGGTTGCAGGTAGTAGCGCAGCAGGGTCGACTTCCAGTCCGGCGTCGGCGGATCGAGCTGGCCGTGGTACTGCTCGAACACTTTACCGAGCGGCCCTTCGACACTGCCTTGCGGAAACGCGCCGACGAACAGCGTGTCTTCGACCCATGCGGTGTGGAATTCCAGCGCGTAGACCGACATGGCATCATTGCGAACCTTCGTGTTGAACAGCGTACGAATCGCGCCCGGCGCGAAATGTCGGATCGGCAAGCCCATGTCCTGCTGATTCAACAGGTGCCGTACGGCTGAGATCAGCAAGTTCGTGCCGACCTCGATCTGCGCCGGCCCGCCGTGCCGACTGGTTTCCTCGTTCCGGATGCTGCGCGCACCGACCATCACGACGAAGGTCGCCTCGGCCTTCCACTTCGAGCGGCTTGTCGCCACGGGATCAGTGCGCTTGACGCCGCCGAACGTCACCCACGCAGCCGGGAAGCGCCGCACGACGGTGTCCAGCTCTTCATCGTCGAATTCGCCGCCGTAGGTCTTGACCTCGGTGACCATCTTGCCGAGGCCGCGCGTGAGGCGGTCGACGACGCCAAGCTCAACAGCGGTGACGATCGGAACGTAGGGCATGGCGTTATCGGTTGTCGCGTGCGAACACGCGGGTGCCGGTCACGAACTGGACCGAGTTGTCGGGTTGCGGGATCGATCCCGTCGTCGTCGAACCGAGCGTGACGTCACCGGCCGCGACGAGCTTCAGGAACGCGATCGCCGCCTTGTAACGCTTGTCGATTTCTTCGGTCATCACCGTTTCGCCACCACACAGGCGATAGCGCGCGATGTCGCAACAAATGCCCGCGAGCATCTTCGGCTGTGGTTCGAGCGGCAGCGCGTAGCGGCCGGCGAGATACGTATCGATCTCGGCGGATGCTTCGTCGAGCGCGTCGGACAGCACCACGGGATTCACGTCGCCGGTGCGTTCGCGATCGGACAACGAGATTGCCTCGCGCTGCCCGAATCGGCCAATCATGAATTCGACGGTGGCGTACATGGCGCGTTAGCTCTTCCTGCCGGTCGACGTCGCCGATTTACCACTGGACTTCGCGGCGTCCTGCTTGGCGTCGAACGCCTGGATGCGTGCGATCAGCTCGTTCTCACGCGTGACCAGGCCGGCGAGACGCGCGTCGAACTCGGCAACGTGGCGTTTCAGGTCCGCTTCGGTGGCTGCGAGCGCATCGGCGCGTGCGTGCAGTTCGTTTTCGCGAGCCTTCAGGTCGGCCTCGATGTCTGCCAGCGCGAGCGCGCGCTTCGCGTCGTCTTCGCTCACGTCGGGCGTCAGCGTGTCGGCGTTCACCAGCGCTGCCGTCACGTGCGGGGCATCCTGGTGCGGGAGCGCCGCCGCTTCTGCGTCGCTGAGATGGATCGCCGTGTCGACCACGACCAGGGACTTGTCGGCGACGAT